CTGGTCAAAAAGAAACTAGATTAAGAACACATTTACCATTATTAATGCATCAAGCAGATCATATGGCTGCTCAAATTGAATTTGAGTTGTGGAATAATTCAGCTAATCCTTCTTCTAAACCAGCAAATGCTACTAAAGGTGATAAAACACTTAGAGCAGCTAAAAAAATAAAAGTAGAAAATAACCCAAAATTAGCGTCAGCAACATTAGATGTTATAGATTCATTTTTTAAAGATTAATTATGATAACACTTAGTATAATATTAGCAATAGTAATTACGGCTTCTTTTTTTGTTGTTAGAAATTTAATAATTGTAAAAAATGAACGTTTAGAGGATTTTATTACAAAACAAAGTGAAGCTATAACTGCTTGTGATGTAAGATTAAAACAATTAGATCAAAAAGGTTCATTTATAGCAGATGATGAAATTGGTTTTTTCTTTAAAGAAGTAGAAAAAATCCAAGAAGCTTTAAACGAATTTACCCTTAAATAAATGTCATACAAAACCAAATTTGCACCTTTACCTCCAACAGATAATGATTTAGATTTTATTGTAGGTTCTTCAGATATTCCTAAACCAAAAAGAGGAAGAAAAAAAACAAAAAAACAATATTTTACACCAGACACAGATAGAGCTATAGCAGAATATTTAGCTACATCTAATCAAGATAAAAGAGACACTATATTTGCAAGAAGAATACATTATCCTTTTTATAAATTAGCAGAAAATCTTATTCATACATTTAAATTTTATTATACAGAAGTAGATGATTTAGAAGATTTAAAACATGAAGTAATTTGTTTTCTTTTAGAAAAATTAGATTATTTTAAACCAGAAAGAGGTAGTAAAGCATTTAGTTATTTTTCAATTGTAGGTAAAAATTATCTTATATTATATAATAATAACAATTATAAAAAGAAAAAAGCAAAAGTAGACGTTTTAAAAGCAGATGAAGATGATGGTGTTTTACATCAATTAGGTAGAGAAGGACGTAAACAAGAAATAAAAGATTTTATAGATTATCTTACAGAATACATTGATAAACATATGTTTACTATGTTTAAAAAAGATAAAGATAGAAAAGTATGTGACGCTATAAATATACTTTTTAAACGTAGAGAAAATTTAGAAATTTTTAATAAAAAAGCACTTTACATTTATATAAGAGAAATGACAGATGTAGACACTCCAGTCATTACTAAAGTAACTAAAAAATTAAAATCAGTATATAAAACATTATATGCCGAATTTGATAAAACAGGGTATGTAAAAGTCTAAAAATCCTATATTTATTACAAAATATATGGATTCATTAAATCAAATATTATTCGATGATAAATCCTTCGGAGATTTATTAAAAGAAATTCATGGTAACCAAAAGAAAAAAGCCAAACAACTCGCTTCTTTAATTGCTGAATTACGTCCTTTAGTTCAATCTTTAGGTGATGCTACTGTAATAGTTCCTCTAATTAAAGAATATATGGAAATTAGTGTTAAAAACGATGACCAATTAATTAAAATGGCAGCTATTGTACAACGTTTATCTACATCTGGAACTAGTTCAGGAGAGGGTGGTTTATTATCTGAAGAAGAAATGAATCAATTAATGGATGTTGCTGAAGAAATTTCCAAAACAGTAGAAAAACCCAAACAAATAGAAGGACCAGATGAGAACTAGATTAAGAGCTGTAAGAGTTCAAGAAGTTATTTTAAATAATGAAACTAATCCTGTAAGATATAAACAGTTAGGGGATAATGATGCTGTGGGAACTATATTATATTCTAGATTAAATCAAGAATTACCTACAAATGGATCAACAGACTATTTAGGTTTTGCAAAACCCCTATTTGCGGGAATTACTCAATATCCTGTAGTTAATGAAATAGTATATTTAATAAGAGGTCCAAGTTCAGATTATTATGAAAATAATGATATTATTTCTTATTATTTACCCCCTGTAAAAATCCAAAACCATCCTTTACATAATGCTTTTCCTTTAGAAATAGATAGTGATAGAGTAAGTTTATCAAATGAAGATGTAGAGGGAGGAGCAACAAACCCAAATAATGAAGAATTTTCTATAAATTTAGGAGAATATTTTACAGAAATAGAAAAAATAAGACCTTTAAGACCTTATGAAGGAGATACTATTGTAGAAGGTAGATTTGGTAATTCTATAAGATTAGGAGCTACTACTTATAACCAATTAAATAATATTAATAGGTGGAGTAATGAAGGAGAAATAGGAAATCCTATAACTATTATAAGAAATGGTCAAAAAGAAGACGAACAAGGAGAATCTTTTGAACATATATTAGAAGATATAGATAAAGACAATTCAAGTATATACTTATGTTCTAATCAACAATTAACTAATTTTATACCTGCATCAAATTTTCAATTGTCTTTTGGAGCTAATTTAGAAGCTATTACAAAAGTAGAAGTAATACAATCAAATGATCCTTTACCAGAAAAAATAGTAGAAGATCCACCACCAGTTACTCCACCACCACTTCCTCCAGAACCTGAAGAATTACCAATAGCAGAAGTACAAGAAGATATAGCGGATTATGATGATGCCCCAACAGAAGAACAAATTATTTTTCCTGGGGAAGATTTAGGAGACTTACCTAGTAGTTATGAAAACCCAGAAGGGATAGATGTAGAAAAACAATTAGGACCAGTAGATAATAGTACTCCACCAACACATGCAGATGCAGAAGAAACTTTTGAAGTAACAGAAGCTAATTTAGGTGGTACTATGATGTTTAACCAAATTACTGTAGAAAAAAGTCCTTTAGGTTTTTATTTAACTAAACAAGGTCCAAGAAAAAAGATAACTATTAAAGACAAAAATATGGCAACAATAAATGAAGGTAGTTTTTCAGCGGGATCTATAGCTGAGTTAATTAAAGAAAGTAAAATTAAAGTAGGAATATTATAATATTAATTATGTCATTTAAATTAAAATCATATATATATAGTTCAACAGCAACAAAACAAGGCATAAATAATATGCCGGGAGTTGATAAGGGGGAAGATGAAAAATTAACATCAGAATATGTTATTGGTAATTTAAAAAATTTACATAATAAATGTGTAGGTCCTATTATGACTCATTTTAATAATCTACCAAACAGTAGTGGAAATTCTATAGGAATAACCTCAGCTTATAGATGTAAAACATTAAATGCCTCACTTAATCCCCCAGGAGTAAAAAATTCTCAACATATACAAGGAATGGCAGTTGATATAGTGTATACTGAAGGAGAATCTTCAGAAATATATAATTGGGCAATAGCAAATTTACCTACATGGAGTCAAATAATTTGGGAATTTCCTGAAAAAAGAGGAATGAAATCATGGATTCATATATCTTATAATTCAGAAAATAATTTAAAAACAAAAACATTAGCTTCTAATAGAGAAGATTTACATACACATTATAAAACACAAGAAACAGAAAGAAGAGGAAAATATACGTCTGGATTAACAATAGACGCAGATCAATCAATAGTATAATATGACATATATACCAGAAGCCCCCGGCACATACCAAGGAAACCAAGTAATAATAAATTCAGATAGATTATTATTTAATGCAAAAACAGACAGTATTTTATTATTTTCAGATAAAGCTATTGGTTTTAGTACAAATGGTAGTTTTCATTTTGATACAAGTCCAAATGAAGAAAGTAAATTTGTAGTAAATTCACCTAAAATTTATTTAGGTTTAGAATATGATGATACACTTCCTACACAACCAGCAGTATTAGGAGAAGAATTAAGAGACATATTAACGGGAATAATGGATGCAATGGAAGAAATAACAGATAAAATAGTTTGTAATGTATCATATGTAATTCCCGGTCCGGGTGGATTTACTGGTATGAATCCAGCAAATTTTTCTGCTTTTAATGATATAAGGATGAATTTAGAAGAATTAAAAGTAGATTTAGATGATATGATGAGTACAAATACAAAATTGGTATAAAATGTCTACAGAATCAGTAAAAAATGAAATAACTAATACAATACAAAAAACTATTAGTAAAGCTAAAAGTGAAATAAAAGTTCAAGGTAAAAAACAAGTATTAGAATTAAAAAAGAAAATACCCTCACCACAAGAATTATTGGATCAACTAAAATCCGAAATATCAATGGATAGTTGTACGGGTGAGGGAAAAGAAAAGTTTGAAAATAAAATAAAAAAGGCACAAGACAAAATAGATAAATTAAAAAAAGCTATAGATAGTGCTTTAGATAAATTAGAGGGGGTAGAAGGTAAGTTAAAAAAGATAACAGACCCTTCAGGAGTTTTAGCTAAAATCAACTCTATAGCATCAGTATTAAATCCTATAGTAGCAACATTAGGTACAGCTGTAGTAATAGCAAAAATAATGGTA